ATCAATGTTGTAGTGAATCGTGACTGAACTGAAAGATGCACTTACTGGTGCATAGGTGACACTGACTCCAGCAGATACAGTCTCAGAAAGGCCGCAAGCCTGCAAAGCCTTGGCGTACTGAGGAGCTGTGCCAGCAGTGCCAGATCCCGCTAGTTCAACGCTGAACGTACACTCAACACGGGTGTTAGCAAGCAGCTGCTCAGAAGCTCCTAAATAAGGGCGGACTAGATCGCGATTAACAACATCACTCTGCTGTGGGGTGATATTCAGATCCCTCACCAAAACCGCGTCGGTCCCTGTTGGAGTCGGATCGACTCCGTAGCTCGACTCTGTTTCGATCAGAATCAGTCGTTTCCGTAGAAGAAGTGGTGCCATTTTCTTGTGGGGGGTCGGCGGGAAGTGTTCGCTGAATCAGAGTGCGTTTTCCGGTTTCTGGATCGAGAAGATACGACCCACCTTGACCGCTGTACTCGTCTTTCATGGTAATGCTTGCAACTGCTTAGACCTTAGTAGACAGTAAGGTCCGCTACTGATGTTCTGTATTTAACGTCGTACTCATTGGAAAATACGCCAGCCGGTTGATCTGCATCAAGAAACTCAAAACTTGTAAGAACAGGTTGCACATCAATCGCATACCCTCCAAGAGTCAAGTCAGCCATAAGCTTCGAGTGCATAGATTCAATCACTAAATCTGCGTCCGTGTATGGAGTCGTTGATCTAGCAATTACAACGACTCTTACACGCATTGTCCAGTCAAGTTTTGGCAAAGAAGTCTGCTGCTGGGCGACATCATTCACTGGCTCGATAACGATCATAGGAGTCTCGACCCTTGCTGCGGCAGTAACTCTTGACCTGTAGACCCTCCCATTAACGCCAGCAGTGCTTGCAAGCGTCGTAGCGATTTGAGCCAGGATTTGTTCGCGTCTAGTAGTCATCAATCAGACATCAAAGAACCGTGGAAAGATTCGCCAACACCAATGGACGAAGCTGTTGCCCTGACATACAAAACAGGCTTGTTTGAATAAGTATGATGATCTATGCCGCTACCTGTGTGAGAGTGCGTCTCAAGAATGAACCAGTCGGTGCCGTTCAAAGAGCCCTCATGAACAACGGTTATATTGCCGCCAATAATTTTATCAACAAAAGTGTAGGTAGTCCCAAACAGTCTTACGGCTGGAGTAGACCCATCACTTGTCAACGGATCCCAGAAATGGATATTTTTTGAATTTTCAGCAAACTGGCCAATCTCGATAGTCATTAGTCTTTCATCAGCATTAACTCAACAAACTTCCCGTCGTCAAGGAGGTTCGCGCTTCTGACAGTATATTTCACGCTATCGACTGTTACCTTGTCGCTGTGCAAAAGGCTGCCAAACTGCGAAGTCAAGCAGGTAAGTTTGAAATCAGTAGTCAGAACAACGCCATCAGCAATAATCTCGCTGGGCATGTCTAAGATCCCGACTCCCTCAATAGAGCCAGACTTAACACACACGCCAAAGTCATCAATGGCCAAAAATACGCTTAGATCTTCTTGAAATGCCATAAGAAAAAGCGCCTAGCCGAGACTAGACGCATGAAGTGATCAGGCGTACTTCAGAGCACCAAAAGCATTGACGCTATAGGTATGGGTTGAAGTAGATACTGTTGAAACAGCCTTGATGAAACGCTTGGCGCTTCCTTTGTCAAAAACTAACGTTTGCTTGCTTGCGCTTGTGCTCACTTGAGTAAACGCAGCATCGGTAACGTCAGAGTAAGTTCCACCAGACGTGTCAGCCGATTGAATCTTGACATCCAAAGTCGAAGTTCCGCCATTCTCGACATCGAGAATTACGCAAATGTCGCCTTCGTAGTCATTCAGGTCAACAGCTGTTCCGTTAAGAGCAGAAGTTCGTGATGCTGTTGGAGCTAGCGCAATATGCGAAAGCTTTTCAAGCCCTACAGAAAGGATTGCCATTAGTCGTCTCCAGAAGGAGCCTTGGCACGCCCACGTCGTGTGGACTGCGCCTTAGCCGAATTTACAGGTGCAGGCTTGGGTGGGCAAGCCGGTGCAGGCTCAGGTTCTTTAGCGACCTTCGCCTTGTCGCTGTTAAGCAACAGTGTTCCTAAAACGTGATCCACCTCAACAAAAGAGCCTGCTTTCACAGGCTCCCCGTTGATCATCACATTTCTTGTGATTTCAACTCTCATGAGCTTCAGCTAGCGAAGCAGAAGGCAGAAGGCTGCTTGACAGCAAAGTCAACATCCTGAAGAGCGATGACACGAACGGTTCCAGCAGTAGCGCCAGCGTAAGGATCAACAGTGAGATCCAAGCCAGACCACATGCCCATGATGAACATGGAGAAGTCACCGAACAGTGCGTCGTTAGAAGCAAGCTGGTTTGAGACGATCACGGGATAACCGTTGATCTCGTTATCAGCGAAGACGAACTCGCCGCTCCCTGCGTCCTTCTTGGTGCCTTTCAGGCCGCCACGAGTAGTGGCGTTGACGATGTAGCGAAGAGCGCCAGCGTCAGCGTTGCCTGCAGCAACGTCGGTCTCCATTGCGATGAACTCAGTAAAGGTGCCCGTGCCCGTAAGGGTCTCGGAGCCAATACCGCTCACGTTGGTCAAGCCTTGAGGCTGGTTGGAAGAGCCGGTGCCGTAGACAGCAGCGCGGTCAATTTCCAGTGCGATAACACGAGCAAGGTCGTTGCGAACCATGCCTTCAACGTCGACGCTGCTTTGAAGCAGAAGACGCCTTGAATAATCAACAAATGCGCCAACCGTTTTAGGTGTCATATTCACCTGATCGATGGCCTGCTGTGATTCCGCAGGAGCAGAATTTTCACCAATCCAGTAAGCCGTCGAACTGGAGGTCTGGCGAGGGATCGAAATGTTTCCCTGCAGCCCAGTCAGCATCGTTGCGCCAGCCTGAGCGATTGACAGGCGGTTACGAAGCAGGTCGATGAAGCTTCCAGCCAGAAGCACGTCGTCAACCAAGTCACCACCAGCTGTAGGTGTGCCTACAACCAAGTCGCGACGAAGGACTTCGTTAGGAATGACAATGCCGTTTGAAGAACGCTCGTACTGCTTGGCAGCAGCCTTGCCAACTTCAATTTCAAATTCTGCATCGCGACGAGCCTGAGCATCACCCTGGTTAGAGAGATAGTTCAGAGCTTTGACGAAGCTGAAGCTACGGGTCTCCTTATCAGAGAGGCCGATGTCGTTGGCGGTGATGCTGTGTTCCACGGGTTGGGTTCCGATTTTTTCGAGGACAGCAGCGCGAGCCTCATCAACGGACTGGCCGCCTGAGATCAATTCGCGTGCAAGATCGGAGAGGTTGTGACGCTCACCGAGTTTGTTGATGGATGCAATCCGGGTACGTTCGGCCTCTACGGCCTCAGACCGGATCACCTCCACATCAGTTGTGGTGCTTTCCATGACTTCAGTCACTGTGTTTACGGGAGATGCGGTCGAAGCCGCAGTTTCAATATCAGAGTCAACGTCCTCTAAAGAACGATCAACTCCAACGTTTACGTCAGAATCGTCGATCTCAATAGAACGTCCAACTCCGACAGTGGGGTCAGCCGCTAGGCTAACTAAGCTGATTTCGTAACCTCGCCAATTGGTGGCTACAAAATCACTTTCGCGTTCTTCCATTTTATCAATGGAATAGCCGAAAGAAACGCCGCGAAGTATTCCATCGCGAACGTCGTCTAGCATTTCTTGCGCAAGTTTATTGCGCGAGAAACGCACTTTGGCATAGCCACGCTTTTTATCACCATCAATCCATGCACGCTCGACAACGCCGATCATGCGATCTGGATCATGGTTATAAAGAAGCGGTGCGCCATCGTTGAGCCGCGAAAGATCTGCGGACTCATGGCCATGGCTCAAGACCTCGTTTCCAAAATAACGAGCCACGGGATATTCAGACGAGAATGGAAACTCCATGCTCCTCTCATCAACCATCCTGAAACTTGTTGCTTCAGAACGCTGAAATGTTTTGCCTTCAAGATCGCGAGACAATTCTTGTTTAGAACTCTCTTCTGCGACAACATCTGGCACCTCCGTAGTAAGTTCCATTGCGCGTAAGGCTGCGATCTTTTTCAGTGTACTGAATCTATGCCCTGCATAAACATCAGTCTCACGCCAACCTTCACTTCCTTCGCGATAAATTTGAATTAACGCTGCAGGGTTGTCTTCCTCGCCATTAATTACAACTTCTGCGCCAGGTACGTCGAGCTGACCATCGCGAATGATTTTTGTGATCTTGCCCTGAGCGTTTCCGCCAGGAGTGTTCCAACGCACGAAATCACCAACTTTTAGTTCGTCGGGTTCTGCCCTGGTCTCTTCGTCAATTGAGCGGTCCATAGATTCAACAGTGCGATCAGAAAAAGCCTTGCCAGCGTCTCCGCCCCAGGCAGCCCAGGCGACACGGCCTGGAGAAGGGTAGCCCTCCTCGCCAGGACTGAAGCCCTCCGCCTTTTTGTCTACTTCGTGGCGAGCGAACCAAGCACTCATCTCGACAATTGTGTCATCACTGAGTTCATTGCCGCTGAGAATTTGAGTGGCGCGACGAGCGGCTACTTCAGTGCCACCATCGCGGCCATCCTCTTTCCAATCTCTATAGCGTTGCGCTTCTTCGCGCATACCTTTAGTTGGCATAGCAGGCATTACTCAACCTCCTCTGGGAGTTCATCAATGATGTCACGATCAAGTTCAACATTAAGCTCTTCGGCTGCTTGCTGTTCACGAGAGAACTCGGTGAGGTTGTCAAAGAAGTCTCCGCCAAGCTTCGCGACGATCTGAGCCTTGGTCATGTAACCAGCCTGCTCCATCTGGCGATAAGCCTTTGCTTCCTTCAATGGGTCAACCCAATCCCAGCCGCGAGCCATCCATCTGGGAGTGTCATAACGCTCAGGACGTGCGTCGTAATCATCAAAAGGCAGCTCCCCAGCCAACACAGCAAGATCAAGCCATTCGCGGAACACACGATTATGAAAATTTTCAATCAAATAAGACTGAATAACCTTCCAGTGCTCACGATCTTCAAGCAAACTCAAGCGGCTGCTGCTGTAATTTGTCTCGCTGAAATCACGCGATAACGTTTCATAACTGCAGCCAAAACCTGACGCAAAACGCCTGACCTTGTTTTTTACAAACATCTCGTACTGCTGATCAGGCGAGCTGATGTTCGGAACGCTCACATTTTGACCAGGCTCCAAATACTTCCACATCCCAGGCTCAAATTCACTAATCCTGCGATCACCTTCAACGTCATCACCGTCAAGCTCACCCTCTGGGCTTGTGACAAATCCCATCACAGAAGCTCCAGCGCGAGCCCTAATCACAGCGGCTTCTTCGTAGCCCTGTAGCTGATGCGCATCAGCCATCACTGAATGGAACCAAGGCACACCGCGATGCTGTTGCGGACGTTCTGGAATAAAAAGATGAATTACGTCTGTTGCAGGCAGAAAAACATGCTTGTCACCTTTCTGAGGTGCATTTTGAAACCAATAGTCACCAGGATGACGAGTTAAGAACGCATAACGAACAGGACGACCCCACTCGTTAATCTCAACACCCATCCTCCACTCGTTGAGCTTCGCAAGCGTTGGACCTTGATACTCCTCGTCGAGCACATCTGACTCAATCATCTCAAGGGCTAGTGGCACCCTGCTACCACCAAACGGGCGACGAATGATGCGAAACAACGCCTCACCTGACTCAGGCAAAGCACCAGTCGCCAGCCATTCCATCATGTGGAAGCTGTGCCGACCAGCAACGTCGCAATACTGGGCACGGGTCCATAAATGCCACTTCTCTTCAATGAGGCGATTAATCGCTTCACTAGGCTTCCGGCCCCGAACCTGCTGAACTTGAGACTGAAGTTTGATCCCACTGCCAACAACGTTGACCTGAGTGGTGCGCTTTGCCTGCTTTGCATACGGATTATTCCGTACCATCTCACGCGAACGGTCGCGCAACTTGCTCAAGCTGTTACGAATCTCCGCGTCAGCACTGGCCCTAGTGCTCATCCAGTCACTGGTAAGACGCGAAACGATTGCACCCGCATAACTGCGGCGACGGCGAGGCTGCTCGCGAGGAACTCGTTGCAATCCGAGTGTTCTCAAAAATCGTGTACGAATTCCCATCAGCTTCTGTTAAACCGAACGTAGAGATTATGTGGATCGCCGAGGCCAGAGGCGATCAACTTGGCTTTATTCTCCTTAGCCACAATAGACTTCAATCTTGATTCAAGTTCGAGCAATTCTGAAAGATCATATCGCTTTAAATTTCGACTCCCAATCTTGTACTCAGAAACGGCCCCGCCAGCAACGATGGACCTGATGGCTGCTTTTACTGCGTCAAGATCCTTCTGCGCTTGTGTCCTGCCATCAAAAGCGCCAGGCGTGCCCGTGTAGGCCAAGGACGGTCGAACCTCTATCTGTCCTCTGCTGTACTCCTGAACAGTGCTATCGCCTGTTTTTGTTAAAACGGCTTGAAAGAACCAATTAGGGTCTGCCAGCATCGAGCCGCTAACAGCAGCGGTCAAAGTAGTCTTCCAGCCGCTCTGATACGCGACCGCTACTGCAGTGACGCCCTCTGATTGAGTGTTTAGGCGTAAGTAATAGACCAAAGAGTGCGTGGAGCTAGTTACAGCATCGCCAAACACGTCAACAGTCTCGGCATCAACCCATACCGCATCCACGCCGCTTGTTATGGATGGAGGGATTGCCATCTACATAAGTCACTTGATATTGAGCAGTCTAACTCTTACCACTGATTAACGAAACTTTTCTGAGTTCGTTTACCCGAAGCTGAACGCTTGGACTCTTTGTGCTCTTCAGGCGTTCTCTCCATCTGATCCCATAGCGTTCTGCGGTCTTTGATTTGATACACGCGATTTAATGCCGCGTAAGCGTAAACAAGCTCGTCCAATGCTTCGTTTCTTGCGCTGCTCTTTTTTACCCAGATCCGCTCAGGAAAACCATTTCTGAACTTGAGCACCTGTTTTTCTGCAGTCAATTCCTCGAAATAATCTTTATCAACCGTTGGGTAAAAATGCAAATACCCTGGGCCGACATCGTTGTGCTTCAATCTGCCGAACAAAAGTGACTTGATCGTGTCTGATCCGACCGGGAACACCTGTGCTCCTTTCTTGAGGGTCTTGCCCTGCGCATTCAGGTCAACCTTGCTTGCCTTGCCAATTGGCGGCTTGTTCTTGGTTGACATGCCCTTGATCGCAACAACGCCCAAGCTCTGACGCTCTCTCGCGTATTGGTAAACCTCGCTGGTGTGGTGACCGCCGCTATCGATGGCTACGACCATTGGCTTCAATTCACGGCCATCCTCAGACTTGTACGGAGTTTGCACGATCTCATCCAATTGCTTCCACACTTCCTTGCGTGACGGATCACCGTAAATTTTCACCCTGTCAATCAACCAACCTTGCTCCTCACGGCCCCATCCCCAAACACTGAGCGAGAGCCAAGTATCCTGCGTGTCGACGCCAACAGTCAGCAAAAGAGCCTCCGAAGGCACCACGCCCTGCTTGTACTTTTCATCAGCTGAACGCTCGCTGAGAGCGTCTGCGCCCACCTTGGACGCATATTCGTCCTCCCACGTCTCGCCCAGAACAGTGTTTACGAATGTCTTCAGCTGCTCTGCGTCGTTCTTCGCATCAAGAAACTCCTCAACCAGCGTTGACCAGCTCGCATTAGGGCTATAGCTATACGCCGCCCAAATATGAAACGAAACATGTTTACCATTACCAGGCGCGGTGGGCCGCCACTCGCCGCGTTCGACCATCCAACGTTTCTTTGCTGCTGGAATCCATACGCCACAGCTCTCGCAGCAGTAACTAGCTGTGTCAGGGTCGTTGTCGTGCCACTTCATGTTTGGCCATTTCAGATATTGCATATGGCCACAATCTGGGCATGGCACGAAATAGCGCCTCTGATCACCCTGCAGAAACATTCGCTCCACACGGCTGAAGTCTTTAACCGTTGGTGTTGACCCCGCCACGATCTTCCTGTTCCAGTAATACTCAGTACGCCTAATCCCAAGCTTTATCTGGTCCCCCTCGGTGCCAGCTGAAGGTGGATAGCCATCAACTTCGTCAAACAGCACCACGCGACGACTGACACGCCTGAACCCTCTAGGGCTGTTTGCACCTACCAGGCTCAAGCTCCCCCCTGGGAACTGCTTCTGCAGGATCGTGTTGGCTCCGTCCTTTGACTTCGCCTCGCTCACCACACCCTTAAGGCAAGGAGTATCGCGCAACATCGGCGCGATCTCTTCCTTGGAATAGCCCTGTGCATCCTCAATCGTGGGCTGCACAATCATGATCGGGCATGGATCCTGGTGAATATGAAAGGCCGCGACGTGATTAAGAATTTTGCTGTACCCGACACGGGCACTTTTCATCACACTGATCTGCTCGATCTTCGGATTAGTGATTGCATCCATTATTCCCTTCTGATAAGGCAGGGTGTGCCATCTTCCGCCTTCTGCGCTTGATTCTGCGCTTAAGTAGGCATAAGAGTCCGCCCACTCGCTTAAAGTCATCTTCTTTGGCGGTTTAAACGCTAAAGCGGCTGAATTTCTTAGTTTTTCTACGTTATTCGCTGTCAACAGCTAAATCTTCTAGGGCTTCGCGCACAATATCATCTAAAACACCAATAGCGTCTGTGTCTAAGTCTGGTATCCGCTGTTTTGCCTTGGTTGGTATCCCTAATAGCTTTGTTCTTGCGCGAGTGATAATTTCTGACCACTCAAGCGCAATGTCTTCTGCTTTGACCAAGAGCCCCTCTTTTTGCTGTCGTTCAAGTTCGAGTAATTCTGCTTTTAAGTGCTCCGTTCGAGCGCGAGATTCGTCATAGTCAGGGATCGACTCATGGGTCTTGCTGATCCTTCGCTGCTCTGTCCCAGAAGACATTCTCTCCTCGCGGCTGCGTAAAGGCTTCTTTTCTTTACCCGCCCCGGCAGCCTTAGGCCCGATGCCGATCCTTGTCTGCGTGTTTCTGGCCCACTCCTCTCGCATTGTTTCGCTATCCACAACAGGCTTGCCATATGCGTCTTTCTTGACCGATAATCTTCCGCTTTTTACTGCTGCGTAGACAGCTTCGGGTGATACGCCCAATGCGCGTGCGGCTTCGGACCTGCTGATGAGAGCCATGATTCAAATACGATAATACGAAGATAGCGCCATAAGAATAAAAATGATAAAATATCCGATTTTGCTATTTCGGTTACTGGGCGAGGTGTGTCTTGCATTATCGAAACAACTTTGTAGCGTATTGCCTACTTTTACGGTGCGATCCGAATACCTT